ATGAGTTTGGGGCTGATAAACGAGAGCATGATGCTCAGGGCTTTGGTGATGCGATTGGGTTTCATGGGGTTTCTCCAAAAAGGGTTGAAAGGCGGACGCGGGTATGGTAAAGGATTATTTGGGCGGATACAACCCATAGGTTTTGTGCTGCTTTGGAATGCTCAGGTCATAAGGTTCTAAAAACCTGCCAACGATTTGAACTGCCAACCATTGACGCCAGCCCGTGCCATTGCGAATCAAGTCATCCATGCGAGCACTGAGCATCAAGCGCGAGATGTTGGGCCACTGCATAAACAAAAACGTGCCTATGGTCACATCAACGTAGAAGTCAATCAGCGTGGCTGTGATGCCAACAACGTAGTACGGAAGGCTGTATTGCTTGCTGTTAGTCTGGTCGGCCCACACATGGAAAATCATGTAAAACCCGAGCCACAGAAGAACGGGCGATGCGATGTGAAAGTAAAGATACGTCATGATTTTTACCCGACTCTTGATATTGAGAACCCGCAAATAGCTGACCCTGTGCTTGCCCCATTATAAGAACGGGCTCGTATTACTGACCCGGAAGCTAAATATCCGGTCCAACTTGTACCAACACTTGCATTTGCTGCATTAGAAACGCTAATATTCAAAATGTCTGTTAGAACAGGTGTTCCCGTTGGGGCGCTATCGTTTAATGTAATAATAATACCGTCAGACGCAGAATAATTATCAAAATAATTTATTGAATAATTTCCAGAAGTATTTATAGTGAAAGAAGCGCCAAGTGTTGCCGAATCTGCATAACTTATATCACTGCCTTGATTTGTAACTGTATTGGTAAATCTTCTAATTTTTGTGTTTGTGCTGCCGTACCCGTTTGCAGTATTTAATTTTACAAAACTCGACAAAGGGGGCATTTTTTCAATTAGCGCCTGAGTAGTGCTAATTAAAGTTACTCGGGAACGATGATTGATAGGTATGTCATTAGTTGTAATATTACTAAATGTTCCGTCTGGATTTTCTTTTACTAATTGCGGAGGGGTTGCTATTGCGCTAATTTGTAAAGTAGGAGATGCGCCAGAAGCAGCGTTGAAATTTACAAAAAATGATTGACCTACAGCGTATGCGGCAATAGCTGGACTAGGTGTAATAGTGTAAGCGGTTGACGTTCCACCAGTGGTATATATTGTGCTGGTATTATTTCCTCTGCTTGTAATGTCAACGTTTGCGCCTGATGCTGCTGCCCCCAAAGCGGTCAATGCCAATAGCGCAGTTGTAGCGCCTGTACCGCCATTGCCAATACCCAAGGTACCTGTCACCCCAGTTGTTAAAGGCAAGCCGGTGCAATTTGTAAGGGTGCCAGAAGTGGGCGTTCCAAGCAAAGGAGTTACCAAAGTGGGGCTGGTGCTCAGGACGTTAGAACCCGAACCCGTAGAGGTCGTAACCCCCGTACCGCCATTACCTACCGTTAAAGCCGAGGAAAGCGTCAAAGACGTAAATGCACCGGAACTTGGAACCGTTCCACCAATAGGTCCGGGGGATGCAAAAGTTGCACCGCCCAAATATGACGAATTTAGATTTGCAACTTGGGTGGTAGAAGCAACTACAAAAGGTGCTGTTCCGCTTGCAAGCGTTGAGGTTATTTGCCCCGTAGCCGACAACGTAGTAAATGCACCCGTGCTTGGTGTTGTATTTCCAATAGGGGTGTTGTTGATCGACGCAGTGCTAAATGACCCTGCACTAAAAGCGCCTGCCACACTTACCGCACCGGTCGTGCCGTTAATAGTCATGGCGTCGGTAGCGCCCGAATTGACAACGAAATGGATACTGTTTGCACCATAGGTTCCAATGGTGAGGTCTGTAGTGGCCGACGCCAAGTATGAATATCCCGGATGATTGAACGCGCCCGTTCCGGTAAAGCCCGATGAGTTAATACCCATCTCGACATAATTAGTCGTTGCCGTTCCCGCATTATTAGTCGCCACGTAGCTTGATGACGCTACCGCCCCCGAGTTAAGGTTTTGAATAATGACTTGGTTATAGCTATTGGTGCTTGACGCAAATGTGCCAATCGTTCCTGTGTCGGTAAAGCTCAGGGTCGCACCTACCGCCAAAGTGGTAGCCGAGAACGCACCTGTGACCGCCACCCCGCCGCCAAGCACTGTTAAGCCGCCGGTTGTGACGACCACACCGGTAAAAGTTGCCGGCCCCGGGTTGACCGCACCAATGGTTACGCCATCGAACGCACCTTGCGCAAAGGTAGGCGCGAGCAACCAGTTGATAAGTTTGGCAGGCGATACTTGGCCACCCTCACCGATTTGATATAGCTGTGCAATGGTGCTCATGGTTTAGCCTATTGTGGCATCGGCTGTGAGCCGGGGGGTTGTTGCATCGGGCGCTGTGGCGCAGGCTGTGCGCCCATACGGGGCGTACCCGGTACACCCGGACCTGCACCGCCAGGTACGCCGGGTTGGCCGGGTTGTTGGGGAGGTGGTGCGGCCTTTTGGCGCTTCTCCTCCATTTGCTTCATGTGCCGCTGGATGTGCGTGCGAATCAAGCCGGTCGGGTCGCTGGTCTTGACTGCCGACTGCTGGTGGTCTTGGATGTGGGCAGCATCGTCGTCACCCTCATGCACCTCGACCATGATGCCGTTAATGAGCATTTCGTCCTCCAGCGCCGGCGGGACGCTGTATTTGTTGCGCTCATCAATGAGCACTTTTCCAGCCAACTCGGCGCCAAAGACGTTTTCGCACATATTTTCCAAAATGGGCGTAATGTCGAGTTTGCGACCGTTAAGTTGTTGAGGAGGAATGCCGCGCAGCACGTTCATAAACGCAATTTGCTGCTGCATCCGGTTCAAGTTGTTGGTGTACGCGGTGCCGGTCCACTGGAAGAAGTACCGCTCGCCCCACTGCTGAGGCGGAATAACCTGCATCGATGCCTTGATGCCAATATCTCCTTGGCTGAGTACCGTCAAGTCCTCTTTGCGATATTGAGCGTCATACTCAAAAAACCGTTCCATGATTTCGTTGAGAATCTCGTCCTCAAACCGCTCGGCGTGGTCGGTCACAGCAACTGATTGCTCTTGCTGCTGTGCGCCCATTGCGGCATTGTTCTTGCGACCTTTAGGCATCGCACCCATCATCATCTCGTTGACGTCAAGCGACTGATGGATTTGGGCCTTGATGTTCTCGCACATCCCGGCTGCATCTTTCCAAAGCTGAGGGAAGTTCTGGAACTGCGTGCTTTTGGGGTCCACTGGCCACACCGCCGCGAGCCCAAACACCATCATGGCGTAGTTGGGGTTTTTATCGGGGTCAGTCATCACAATGGGCAGGAGCGAGTACATCGCGGAGTCCTGACCCATGTTCCAAAAGTCGTTCAAATTCCATTGCAGGCGTTTGACGGCCTCAATCTTGGAAATGCCGTTAAAGCTGCCAGCGGTGCGCTCGACCGGGGCGGAAATGACCGATCTTTTTTGGCCCCACGCTGGAGCCTTGACGATGCCGATAATGTCCTTGTCACCGGCAAAATAAATGTCCATCAGGCACTTGCCTTTGTCCTCATCTTCCGGGTCGGTGAGGTAGGCTTGCGCCCAATAGATCAAAGCGTACTTGAGCGTGCCCTCGGTCTTGATACCGGCGTCTGCCGTGCGCTTTTTGTCCGGTACGACTTTTTCCTTACCCTTGCGCTGGTCCACCCAAGCGCCGAGGTCGGACTCCTCATCAATGACAAAAATGCCCTCGTCCATCAGGCCCTTGATTTGCTCTTGCGACATGCGCAACTTGAGGCAGGTAATCTCGGCCTTGTTCAAATTGGTGCATGTGGGCGGCACCACAATGAAGTCCTCGGTGGCAAAGTCCACAATGTCTGGGCCCTCGTCCACAACCTCTGTGGTTTCCAACTCATCGACTTCCTCGTTGGGGTCGGCAATTTCCAACTCCGCGCCCTCGACGTCAGTGACGATCGGGTTGCGCTTAATCATGTTGGAGACGTTGCGGCTGGTGCGCTGCCAATCGATATAAACATTCCATTGACCCGTGACGTCACCGGCCATGAGCATCGATCGCACCACTGAGCGCAGCTTGGTCTTGCGGATGTAGTGCTCTAGGAGTGCAAGCTGGGGCTGTGGGTTTTGGTTGTCGCTTCCGACTGCTTCAACGTGCTTGTACTTGGAAGGGAACAGTTGCTTGAGTGCCCGTTTTGAACGAGCCACAATAGCATCTCGAACCACCGGAAGGTAGCATTTCGAGTTTCCAACGTAGGCTTGGTTGTCGTCGGGGTCAGCATTGAAGATGCTCCAATACTCCTCAATCGACTCATCCGCCTCCTCGCGGTTCTGATAGCCCTTGAGGAGCTTGGGGTACATCTTCTCACATTTTTCGTAAATCTCGGAGTCGGGTTTACTCGCCCAATTCATAACCTTTTCGTCTTTGGCGCGCTCTTTAGTGTCGCCAGGTAGAGGTTGCGCTTTTTCCTTGGGCTTGCGTGTCATGATTACCCTTTTTTACGCATCATCGCATTGCCGCTGGTCTTTTCCCGGGGTTTGGTTTCCGGGCCTTTTTGCTTCTTTGTGCCCTCTTTCATGGGGGCTTTGGGGCGGGGCTGGTTCTTTGGGAGCATGGTGTTACCTCCGAGGTAGGGCCGATAAAAAAGGCGTGCCCGTTGAGTTTACACTGTTCGGGGTCATACCGACGCTCGCATTATTTGCTTTGCTCATGGCCATTGTCAACGTTTCCAGCGACTCCATGAGCGTGCGCGATGCGTTGCGGTTGGGCTCGGTACCGCGTTCACCCCCGGATTTGACCGGCCAGTGGTAGTCGCCGGACAGCGCAGAGAGCGTTTTGTGTGCGTTCTCATCCACTAAGAACATCCGCCGGCCCTGCATCCCGGTGCGAATAGCGGGACTGAGCGACCCCCGGCTCATCACCGCGTTTTCGCCCCGGTTGGGCTTGAGCCCCATTGCCTTGCACGCGGCGATCAGCGGGTTGCGACCGACCTGATCGAACACATCGGCAGGCACCCATGCTGTCACCTGGCGGTTGGCGTACACCGCGCGGATGAGCCCCACAATGTCGGGTACCGCGTCAGCCGGCACCAGTGGCGACACCCAATCGGCCAGCACCGTCATGTTGCGGCCGTCCACAGCGACGAGTACAGCGGTCGTCTCCGAGCCTGTGGAATTGAGGCCAAGGAGCAACTGCTCGCGCCTTGAGAGCACATAGCCGGAGCAAATATTGTCTTGCGAGAAGTCCTGATAGACCGGGATGCCTGAGAACACCTTGAGGGCGTAGGCCAGCGCATTCAAAATATCGCGCTTGCCCGAGGGGAAGTTCAAAATTTGGGCGACAAGCTGGCTGTGCGCCGCGCGACCGCCTACAAGAATTATGTCACCGGCCATGAAAAAAGGACGCAGCCCCATGATAAAAGCCGCCTTGTCACGGTCTTGCGGAGCGTTGACGGCGCGCATGTCGAGGTGCTTTCCGGTCATTAAGGACATGGCGCGGATGGGTTGCAAGAGCCAATCATCCAAGGAATTTTTCTCAATGATGACCTCGGCCTCATCGAACTGCGCGCTCATGGAAAAGGCGCCGGCCACGATCTCGTCGGGCTGCCAATACTCGCCCCCGGACTTGTGGACGTAAATGCGGTTGCCAAGTTTGCTCACCGTCACATGCCCGGTCTGGTCGGACTTTTTGACCTCGACGGTGCGTGCCGGGTCAATGATGACTTTGCGCGGGGCATAGGCTGTGGGCGCCAAGTCCTGATACCGGAGCATCTCCTCGGTAAAAGGCTTGCCCTGACTGCCGGTGGCGATGAGCATGTACTCCTGATTTAACTCTCGCAGCATCCCGTTTCTTGCGTACTGGTCACGCTTGGCGCGTATCCACTCCATCGGATAGCGGTCAGGCCAAAGACTCTCGGATTGCGGGTCGTCAATGTCACCGTTGCAGATCGGAAACTTTGCCCCCACCCAATCCTCAGCGGCGGCGGCTCGGCGTATCAGGCAGTCATCGGCCAGAGGTGTTCCGGTCATGCGAACCTTGCCAAGCTCTTTGTCCATTGCCGGGATGAGTTCAAGGTAAATCTTTTTCCAGTTGGCATCCACAGTCTGCGTGTCGCGCACCAACGTCTTGTTTTCAATGTCGTCAAGGTAGGCCCGGTCGGGGCGCATGTCGCGGTGCTTGTAGCCGCGTATCTCCTCGTCCCACCCGTGCGCTTCAAGGCACACCCCGTTTTTCAACAAGATTTTGTTCTCGCTCCACACGGCACCCTTGAGTGGCCCAAATAGCGAGGTGAGCTTGTCATTGGTGATGACTTCATGTTTGATGGCCTCGATGCGCTGGCACGCTTTGGTGTACGTCTCGCCAAATATTAGCGCGTACTTAAAGTTACCAAAGGCCGCCTCCATCAACATAAATTCCTCGGATAGCGTTGTCTTGGCGCCTTCGCGGAACGCTTCGATAACCACAAGGTCATCGGCACTGCGCCACAGGTCCATGATTTTGATGTGGAACTCGGGGCTGGCGTTCTTGTGTTTATGGGCGAACAAAAGGTTGGCTCC